ATATAAACGGCAAAACAACTAAAATGTGGATAAAGCCAAACTTATCCACATAGCCGTATCATAAACAAACTATTGCTATGTTGATAACTCATCATTCATTGTGGATAAATCAAGCCTTGCCGATAATTGGTAGCAATGCCCCTTGTTTTTTAATCTGCTAGCTATCTCTATTCTGTTAGCTTTAAATAAATCAAGGGGGGTAGCCGTACCCCCTACCCCTAAGATCTGTTTGAAATTCTCCATTTACGGAACCCTTCCCTCCACAAATTAAAAAAAATGCCTTAGATGATTCAAGTGTTAAGCAAATGTAGACGTATATGAGGTTCGGTGAAGTTTGGTGAGGTTCGGCAAAATTATGCAAATATACATAAAAATATCCATAGAAATTCAAGTGTTAAGAAAAGCTTGACAAACAGGTAGAGGCATGATTTCCGACTAGACCAGTCAGTTGACGTGTAAGTTGTATGTAGCTAGACTTGTTGTATGAATACGACACACAGAAGAACTGCAATTTGGACAGGTAAGAACTCTAAAGAAATCTTAGCTCTGCTAGAAAAAATAGATGATGAGTTGATTCTGGTGTTTGATGGCTCGCGGTCTAAGAGTGGTTTGGGTAGAGCTTGTTCGGCAGAAGGCCACAGAACAGGGCGTGTGCTTAAGATGGTGTCGTGGACAGCTCATGTGGCTGTGGTGCGGTTTGTGGGCGTGGTATGAGCGCTACACAGGCGAGTCGGTCAGCAAATCAAATGAGTCGCGGCTGTTTGTCGAAGAAGCGAATGTCAGAGGAATTAGCAGATAAGGTGCGAAAGAAGTGGAAGCAGGAGAAATACTACTGCAAATTGTGTTCTGGTTGGCATTTAACCAGTGGAAAGAAGGTAGCAAGTGGGAAGTGATATAGAAATCCAAGCGGTTGACATTGGAAAACAAATAGCTGTTCTTACAGATGTTGGTGGGATGGATAAAGTATTTACTCATTTAGCTGGCGGTGGAACACTGATTGACTATTGTAAATTAGTAGGAATGGCATATCCAGTAATGATTAAGTGGATAAATGACGACAAATCTCGGTTAGCCAAATACGAAGCTGGAAAAAGAGCGCGTGAGGATTGGTTGTTTGAAAGAGTGCTGGCTGAGTATAAAGCATTGAGCACGTTCAGCGTATCGGAATTATATAATGAGGCTGGCGGATTGAGGGCGGTGAGTGAGTGGTCTGATGGCGCGAAAGCTGCCGTAGCTAAAGTCGAGTCGATTGAGCAGTTTGAAATGGTCGATGGAGTTAAAGAGTCTGTTGGGGAAATCAAGAAAGTGTCTGTTTGGGATAAAACAAAGACATTGGATTCATTAGGTCGATACTTAAAAATGTTCAGAGAGCAAATAGATATAAACGTACAGGGGTCGGTGAGTCTGGTTGGTGCGTTGGAAGATGCGGAGAAAAGAGCTAGGTCAGTTGGCGCGTCAGTTGGCGCGGTGGCTGTCGATGTTGAAGCGGAGTACGAGGAGAAGCCAATCTAATGCAAGATATATATGATGAGCGCGGATATGATTCTTCTTTGCCAAATTCGATGACAGAGGAGTTTTTTGCGTGTGCTCACATACTATATAAGATTGCTGTGGATAAGGGTCTGTCTGATCTATATACGTTTGTCGATAAGTGGTTCTTGTCAGAGTGTGATGAACTGGAGGGCGTGGTTCCTATGGAAGTACTAGCGGATGGACAGGGATTGATTCTTGTTGAGTATTTAAGAGATGTAGAGTTGCAAACAAAGAAGGGCTCGTCCTAAGCCCAAGAAGAAGATGAAAATTCCAGAGAAAAAGGCTCTGAAAAAACAACTTATAAATATGGTATGGCTAGACTGGACATAGGTCAATAGGAAAAAAGGGGTGGGTCGTGGGATTATTTATAGATGTAGGAATTGTTGCGATGATGGGTTTGTCTGGAAAGCTATGGGAAAAGAAAGACTATCAAATTCCTTATATGACTGTTGAGGCGCGTGGAGAGTCGGGGGTGTTCGTTGGTCAGCACTCAGAATCAAGAACGGCTGCGAAAAAGGCGAATCAATTTAATCCACAAACGGCTGTGTGGAAAGTGTATGGCGGCTGGAAGGGTGATTGCGGTGGGCGCATCGAAGTAGGTCATGTATCTGAGCATGAAGTGTCTAAGGTAGATGAAAGAGTAGAATCATTTGATTATATAAAATTAAGCTGGCAGGGAGAGTTTTAGATGGGATCATCGGCATCAAGCAAACAATTATATAGTGGAGTTGAAGAACAGCAACTAATGGCTAGGATTTGGTCGGAAGATATAAAAGATAATCCGTTAGCATTTGTGATGTACGTTTATCCTTGGGGTAAGAAAGGTACGCCGGGAGCTAACATGAAAGGCCCAAGAGAATGGCAAGCGCGCGTATTGCAGAAAATGGCGGATCATATTGCGGAGAATAAGCGGAGATTGCGCAGAGGTGAAGATCCTATAGTTCTGCAAGTAGCAGTTTCTTCTGGTCGTGGGATTGGAAAGAGTAGCCTGTTGTCGTGGATCACTCACTGGCAAATGTCTTGTGTGCTTGGGAGTATGTCGATTGTTACTGCAAATACAGAAGCACAGCTTAAGGACAAGACATTTGGTGAGGTTGGTAAGTGGTTGGCGCTGGCATTAAATAGTCATTGGTTCGACAAGACCGCAATGGGTGTTGTTCCTGCGCCTTGGTTCGCTGAGAAGTTGAAGTCGGAATTAAAAATAGATGTTGGTTATTACTATAATAAAGCTCAAACGTGGTCGGAAGATAATCCAGATGCGTTTGCAGGGGCGCATAATATGAATGGCGTTGTTCTGGTATTCGATGAAGCCTCTGGTATTGCGCAACCTATTTATACAGTGTCAGAGGGTTTCTTTACAGAGAAGACTTTGTATAGATTCTGGTTTGTGTTCTCAAATCCTCGTAGAAATACAGGGCCATTTTTCGAGTGCTTTCATAAGATGAGACAATTCTGGTGGAGATTAAATATTGATTCGAGAACTGTTGAAGATACAGATAAAACTGTCTATGACAAAATCATTGCTAAATATGGGATAGATTCGGATGAAGTAAGAATTGAGGTTAAGGGAGAGTTTCCAAGACAGGGCGATAATCAGTTCATAAGTCGAGAAGCTATTGCAGGAGCCATAGAAAGAGATTTAGAGGCTGATGACCATGCAGGTTTAATTATGGGCGTAGATCCAGCAAGGTTTGGGGCTGATAGCACAGTGATAGCGTTTAGACGTGGGCGAGATGCTAGATCAATTCCTATGATTCAGATGAAGGGTAAAGACAATATGTTCGTAGCAAATAAGTGTGCTGAGCTTATTGAGAAGTACAGACCTGACGCTGTAGTTGTGGATGCTGGTAACGGAACTGGAATTATTGATAGATTAAGAGAGATGGGATATGTGGTTAAAGAAGCGTGGTTTGGCGCGAAGTCTGACGAAGAAGCTTATTTTAATAAAAGAACTGAGATGTGGGCGAATATGCGTGAGTGGTTAGGCGGCGGCTGTCTTCCTAATATGCCAGAAATTGTTGATGATCTAGCTGGCCCAGAGTATGGGTTTCAAGGATCTGGAGATAGAATCATGCTTGAATCAAAGGAAAAAATGAAGTCTCGTGGCTTGTCTTCACCAGATTTTGGCGATGCTTTAGCGTGTACGTTTGCGGTAAAAGTAGCAAGAAAAGACAATGCTTTGTTAAAAAAGAAATCAAAACAAAGAGTGGCAAAAGACATGGGATTTACATTCTGAAAGATAGGTAGATACTTGACAGATTAGTCTAGTTAATATTGACTTGATATATGTATAGTATAAAATATAATGGTAATTTGTGTGAGGTGTAAATGGGTTCAAATCCTTTAAGAACTGTTGCTGGTCTTGCTACAGGCGGAGTCTCTGAATTGTTTTTTCAAGCGCAAGACGCAGAAAAACCATTAGGAAAAATCGAAGAACAAAAAGCTCCCCCAACATTGGCAGACGCAAACAAAAATGTAGACCAAAGTCAGTTGCGCCCAAAAACTTATGGCAGATCTGGCACTATTAAAAATAGCGGCGGTATGGGTGGATTAGCTTCGAGCATGTTAAATTTGAACACTCCAACATTGATGGGTAAATAATGTCAGAAGGAAAATATAGCGATGTAGCGAAAAGAGTCGAGCAATTAGCGACTGATAGATACAACTTCGAGAATCAATGGCAAGAAATTGCAGAGCGCGTAGATCCTTCGTCTAGCGGTTTGTTTAAAGGCGATTTAACGAAGGGCTCAAAGAAGACAGAATTAGTCTTCGATGCAACTGCAAATATTTCTGCTGGCAGATTCTCGGCAATTATGGATTCAATCCTTACACCAAGAAATCAAGTGTGGCACAGAATACAAGCTTCAAATCCTTACCTTATGCGCTCAAGAGCTGTGAGATTGTATTTCGAAGAAGTGAATCAAATATTATTCAAGTATAGATATTCTCCATCAGCAAACTTTAGCTCTCAGAATCAAAAAGACTGGTTCAGCCTTGGAGTTTATGGAACTTCTGGTTTGTTTACGGATGAAATTAGAGATGGAACTGTTGGGCTTAGATATAAGAACATTCATTTATCTGAGCTATATCCAGACGAGAATCATCAAGGAATTGTTGATGTAGTTTATCGTAAATTCAGAATGACTAGCAGACAAATGAAACAGCGATTCAAAAAAGCTGCTGAGATTGATAAATTAAAAGAAGAAAAAAACGAAAATAAAGAGTTTGAGTTAATTCATTGTGTAAGACCAAGAAAAGATGGGTATGATCCAAACCGCTTAGATTATAGAGGCATGAAATATCAGTCTTTATATATCATGTGCGATGGTGGTCACGAATTAGAAGAAGGTGGATTTACTACATTTCCTTATTCGATTGGTAGATA